CTGTATACTAACTTGTCACCGTTTGGTCTAAAGTTAGGATACTTAGCCGTATCAGACGTATTGATCTTCGTCTTGTGCCTGTCGAACGAAACAATCAAATGCGATCCCAGCATACTAACATCGACTTCAGCCGGTGAATCTGCCAGTACTCGAATAAGCCTGTCACAATCAACGCAACATTCGAAATCCAACCCTGTCTTAGCGATGACACCGGTGACTGAGTTGTATGTCTGCGCAAAACCGCCAGTAAGGCACACATCTCGAAGCGTCTGAATCGGGTGCTTAGAGTCTAGCGACTGTTTGACATCGCGTAATGCTTTGACTACATAATCTCTGTTGACCTTCACCATGAAACACCTAATTCCTCAAACGCTCTAAGGATATCCTTAATCGCAGCTTTGTCTGGAACTCCGTTGAATCCAATCTGCTCACGACCGAATATCGTTATATCACGAACTGTTTTCACCTTTAGCCGACGCAGAATCGTTCGCGTACGTGGGGTGATCTTCATAAGTTCAATGTCTGTGTCCAAGGCATCTGTTGGTTCTAGTGCTATAAACTCCCAACAACCGTGTGTGGATGAAAACGTACGAGACTCTGGATATCGTTGACACAGACCACACGAGTGTGCATAGCAAGCGCACTTCCTACACATTCCGTACTTTAACCCCATACATGAAGAACCTCCTGAAGTTCAAATTCAGCACAGTACTTTGCAAACTTACGTAGATCGCCAACAGTTGGAGTATTCAAATCGAGCATTACCTTGTCTCTAAACTCGTAAGGCACCATACTGTCTTCTATTGTTCTAGGAAGTCGCATTAGTATGGTGTTACGTGCTATGACTCCAGCGTATTCCTTCAGAGTGCTCTCCCACTTTCCAGCACCTTCTAGAACGATCTTCAACGCTGTCTTAACGCCTATTCGTGGAACTCCGTGAATGTTGTCTACAGAATCTCCGATCATCACACGCATCTGTAGAATCATGTCCACTCGCGGAACTTCCCAGAAAGCCAAGATGTCATCACACGATAGTAGTCCTTTTTCACGATCAAAGAACGATATTCGAGACGAAGCTAGTTGATGAAAATCCTTGTCACCAGAAAATATGACCACCTGATCTTGAGTCATAAAGGAAGCTACTGAGATAACGTCGTCAGCTTCTACGTATCGATACTTCACAGACTTCAAACCAGCAGCAGGTAGAATGCTCTGCAACTGCTCGATCTGCTCATAGAACACTGTCTCTTCAACTTTATCAACATCCGTCTGTGGTTGTTGTCTGTTCGCCTTGTATTCTGGATACAACGCTACACGCATAGGAGCGCGACCACCGTCCCAGACAACGAGAACATTGTTGTCCAGAACGTTTGCTGTCCTCATTGCGTATCTGATTCCCTTCATAACTCCGTGGATGATCCCTGTCCTACGACCATCAGACGTAGCGAGTTGAGACATAGCTGTATATCTGCACCTACGTGCTAGATGGTTTCCGTCCACAATCAATTTCTTCAAGATAACCTCCTACCGAAGTAACACATCCGAAACACTGTTAACGTACCGTGCCTGAGATACAAGTCTCCAGCACTCTTCACCACCTAGACTGTTTGGATCGCTGTCATGATCTAGAATCACAACGTAATTATCGAACCAAGTAAACGTATTCCTGATAATCATCTTCGACTGCTTCTTCCAGGCGTCGTAGTCTAGGAACCAAACCAGTCGAGAGATTCCGTTCTTCCGCATCTTCATCAGTTCAAGCATCTGGCCTTCACGTAATGATGAACCTAGAAGCCCGATACCGTTGCACCTCAGAGTCTCTGCGTCTAAGATCGATTCCGTGATCACAGCGAAGTCAAGCTGATCGTTCCACTCATGCGTACGGTAGATCACTGATGGGCTGATCCAGTCTGCTAGGAGAGACTTAGGCTTCGCGCTGTCAGAGTAGGTTTTTGCGTCGAACCCTAGAAGCTCATCCTTCGCCGCGTTCCATATCGGGAAGATCCAACGGCTGGAATATCTTCCATCAGCACAGTAGTAAGAGTGCGGTATCAGGTGCTCTACGTGCCGTCTGAACAATCCAGCAATTGCCGGGTGACCGGCGTAAGCTGACGACAGCGGTTTTGCCTCTTGTGGAATGAGTCTCGGTATCGCCTTCTTGACCGAATCGACTATGGCCGTCTCAGTGAATCCAGCCGTGCGTAGTACGATCTGGATAGCTTCCTGGGTTGTTACCTTACCAAGCAGAGAGATGAGCTTAACGAGCCCGCCAGAGCCCTTTCCGGCCAACGTACCAGCACACCCGTAGCACTTGTACCATTTTCCTACCAGAGACACCTTCATCGCGTTCTTGCGTCCACAAACTGGGCAAGTTACGCGTGCGGAATCCTTTGCTACATCCGTTCCAGGAATAGCTGACGACAACCATTTCCGTATGGGAAATTCCTTGACTGCAGAATCTATAGTAGTGTCGCTCACGGTGGTCCTGGTGGTGGTCCTGGTGGTGGTAGTTTCTTAATGCTGTCTTGCGTGTCAGTCTCGTCAGATACCCACGCCGCAACATCGCCGTCACTAGGTATGCAGAACTGCATGTGGCTATATCGTTGATTGATCTCAACAAAACAACGCGCAACACCATAGGTATTTTTAACTATCGCTAATGTCGCTTTGTTCTCTTGTGCTTGGGTTACTGTCCTGTTGATGGATATAACAACACGGCATATTCGCTGCTTTGAAATCGACCCAGCAGTATGACCTTGATCGGCAATAACATTGTCACCACCGGCTTCTCGGCCAGACTGCATTGCCGTCCAGCAGAAAATGTTCTTATCACGACTCAATGTGTCAAGTTCGTTAAACACCTCCTCTCCAGCCAGGTGCATGTTCGTTCTGAGCATGTTCGATTCAGGAGCGCACCTATCTGCATAGTCGAGAACAAGCAAATCAGGAACCCAGCCTTGCGTTGTCTCAAGATTGTCCATAATCTTGCGGATGTCACTGATCTTGCCCTTCCCTGGTGGAAGAGACGTGATCTTCAGTGATCCTCTCTCTGTGTACCTATACACGCCATTACGCAAAGCATCGTAATCCCTGAGCTGCGACCTATCGACGTTACACAGACACTGATCAAGCCTGTCCTCATAAGCCTCAACTGGTTCTTCCATGGTGACAACGAGCACCTTCTTTCCTTGGTACAACGCAGATCTACAGACGAACACTAGAAACGTTGTCTTTCCATCCGATGACAAACGACTCTGAACAGCGCATACAACACCGCGACGAACCCTGACGATCTGGTCCAGTTCTGGGATCATCAGCGCAAGTTCATCTTCATGCGTAACTCTCCTACGAATTCTGTTGTATGGGTCACCTTCATAGTCTGTAGCCGTCTCTGTAGGTTTCAATGGACCAGCTAAGACTTTTTTCATCATCGTCTCGGCAGCTTCGAAGTCTTTGTTGTGCACAAGCTCTACAAATTGTGGCAGTGCTGCTTCGATCCGAGACGCGCGAATGAAATCGGTGAATTGAGAAAGCAGGTAGTCTTTGTTGATAAGCTCCTGTTCAAACAGGATGTTTAAACACTCTTCGACTACTGCTGCTGATTCTAGAGATAACTGACCATCGCTCTTGTATCGGTCAATTTCATTATAGATGAGCGTTCCTGGTGCGCTCTGATTCTCTGCGTAGAAACCTAGAACAAACCGTACGACTCTCTGAAGATTGTCATCTGTGAAATACGTAGGCTGTACTGAATCTGCAACAGACGCCAAGAAACGGCTGTCGCGTAACATGAACGTCACAAAAGCGAGTTGAAAGTGTGGTCCAAAATTAGTCAGTGCAGCCATCAGTTGTGCTTGCCTTTTGAATATGGTCTAACAGCCTAATCTTCACGTCGTTGACCTTTACGACTCGTGCGTACAGATCACGAAGATATTCGATGTCGGACTGTGTTTGTGTGTAAGGTGGGAAGTTGTTAAGAAACGCTTTTAGCAATACAGGATTTTTGAGACGTTGTGGCTGTGGTGGCAATGATTCTGG